TGTGTGTAGTCCGTGGTACGGAAGTATCCAGGTATGACATCCTCAGCTACCAGTGGAGGTGGATTTCCATCTGTTTTGAGATTGCTAAAAATTCTTTGCTCAAATTCCAACAACACCTGATCTCGTATGTCGCCAAAGGCCACAGTGATACTTCCATCGTGTCCTTGGATTACCGGAGTTGGATTCACATAATCTGTATCTAAGAAAATCTCTGGTTTGTATTTGGGGTATAGGCCCAGCTTGGTTGGAGTGTTGGGCACAAAGTTGCCAACAGTGTTAGAGTATTCATTGATAGTGACCACGTCACCGATATTCAACGGCACAGCGATGGTCAAGGTGGCACTGTCGGTGCTGACCACATAATCGTATTCACGTGTCAACAAAACGTTGTTGATATAAACACATAGTCCTAGATAGTTAGACGAAGTAAAATTATAAGTTTGAACTGTGTTAAACTTGTTGGTAGTTATAGGATTGACTGTGTACGAATTGGTAATGAATGATGTGCCTGTAGGCACCATATCACTCCAATAAAAACTATTAAGACTTGTTCTACCTGCGGTAATTTGAGCAATGGATGCATCTAATAACTGTGCCACAGTCCAATTACCATATTGTTCAATACTAAACGTGGTTACAGCGTTTAACAATTGTGATTTAAATTTTATATACTCATTGCTGTTATATGCCAAACTAGCAAAAATATCGTAGTTAGGGTCGCGCATGAAGTAACCGGTCAGGGTCAGTGGCGAACTTTGTTGTAGGAGTTGTAGGCCATAAGGAACAATATTGCCCAGATCTCTTGTGTTGTTAGGTCCAATTACTGGTCCCTCGATATCGATAAGATTTTGTCCAATACTACTGTAATGATTTCGTATGGTTCCTAGAGTAAGTTGGTTGCTGTTGCCATTCAACGGATTGTTGTTTAAGTTTGCAGGAATTTGATAAAATCCCTGGGTACTTACCTGACTACTTAACACTGCAACTTCTATCACATCACCTGCTGTGTAGGTCGCTAACAAATTGATAGTGGTCGTGTTGGTGCCCACGGTGTAAACATAGTTGTCGGATATCTTTACTATCTGACTACCTACTAGTTCATAGTTAGAAGGTTCAATAAATTTACCATTGATGAATATCTGCACCGCAGGCACTGTGGTATTTTCGTTGACCGCAACATCAAGTAACAACGGACTTCCATCATAGACAAATTTAAACTGCTGTCGCACCAGGCTAGTGGTAACAGCAGTTTGCCAACCTATTTCTCGTTGATATGTTATGCGGTCGCTGTATTGTCTTACAAATCCTGTGCTGAGCGGCACTGTTTGTCCAACATTATTAAGTGTATAGTTAAACGTATCTTTGTAGAAATTATTATCAAAGACTATATCACCAATGTTGGTCAAGCTGAGATAGGTTAACGGAAATCCCAGGATCAAGTCAGGAGCAGCATTGCCAATGGCATAACTGAACAATGGACTACCGGTAAAGTTTGAGCTAAGGTAAACAGCCTTGTTGCCAAAGCTGATACCATTGCTATCATAGATATCAAACAGCGGAGGTTGATTAACACTGTTTTTCTGCTGTGCCAGTATCCAATTTACACCGTTCCAATAATAGGACTTGCCCTGCTGAGTCAGGCCGTCCATGACAACCGTGGACTGATCTATTTGCGCTACCCCGTCGGTAGCAGGAGTCAACACAATGATAGGTTCGGCAATCAAAGGTGGCACACTGTCGGGGGTCACAAACGATACTGTGTAAATTGTATTGCGAACATTAGAGTCTGTGTCCGCAGCAAAAATAATTGTAGAGCCGTCAATCAATGTATAGCCGTCGGTGCTGTAGCCGGTTGAACCGTAGACATTACTGAACGCATCGGTTTGTGTAAAATCAATGATGTTAACAGGTTGTTTGCCTTCGGTGCCAAAGTCAAACAATCGTGTTCCAGCACGGAATTCCAGGATAGGCCTGACACCGCGGAAATTATTGTCTAGCACCGGAACGGTATTATTGTATGCTGCCGATGCTGTAATTACATCAATGTGGAACCAACGATTGCTACGAGTCCAGGCGTTTAGGTCTGGACTGGCACGATTAACTGTGAGATAATCTGGAGTGATTGGTTGATTTAAATCGCCGTCAAAGTTTCCAGAGTCATAGGGAGTAGAACTATAAGGTATTAATAAATCTTTGGTATAAGTTTCAGGAGTAACAAAAAGTCCCACTGGCAATAACTTTATTGCTGAGCCTACACCTTCTATGTAGAATTCTTGATTTTGATAACTAAGAGGATAAACATTTCCTCTAAATATTACTTTCATGCCGTTGCTGAAAGTGACCCCATTGGGACTGGTATAAGTTTTAGCACCGATGATTTCATCAATCATTAAAGGTGGTTCTACCTGGTCAACCAACCGTATAACGCCAAAAATCTGTGGATCGGTTCCGTCTTGATAATACAGAATATTCTTGTCAGCTGTTAATAACGGAATACGAGTAAAATATCCATCGGCATTTTTATACCAGCTGGTGCTAGAATATTCAGCACCAAATCCAACGGTAAATTTGTTTTCAAAATCAACATTTTGAACAAATTGTAAAGAAATATATGTGCCACCTGTGTCGGTTAGATACTGAGCCCTCCAAACACTATATAAATCAGATGGTGTTGGCATGGTATCTTGACTGATAAAAGCTATGGTAAGATTTTGTAAATTGGTAATTGTATCAATGCCATTGGGATTGTTTGCCAAGAAATCTGCAACATATTGATTGTTAATTTGATCGAACGTTAAATCAGTAACCAAGTCAACTTGGCCAATACTTGGCATGTTGTAGTAATAATTTTGTGCTGTAGCTGCTGGAACTTCAAATGTAACGGTGCCTAAATTTTGTCCGTTATCAATAACTCCTTGCTCAGGACCTAGTCTAGTGCTCAGATTAGGAGCTATAGGGTCTCGACCATTAATGCCAGGCGCTGCCTGAATCCAAAATCCAGGTCCTGTAGTTGGTTGTGGAGGATCGATAATATTGATGATGCCACGCAGATTAATTTCAACATCATTACAGTAATATAGTGTGTCGGGGGCATCTTGCGGAACGGTAAATGTTATCAGCCCGTTACCGGCGCCGTTGTTAAACACACCTGTGTTGTAGATGTTGGTAGTGCCAAGACTAGCTTGGGTTTTGATATAAAATGCCCACGGAAAGGTCTGGGTCAAATTAAAATTGTAAGTGCCACCGCGTTGTAGTGTGATCGCTGGATTGGCTTGATAGTTAACGTTCCAACTGCTGGCGTCATTGTTGGTTACACGAAAATCTGCGGTTTCGCTTTCGTTTTGTGCTACATTAAATTGATATGTCGCAGGTATGCCAGATTGGCTTCTTGCCAGTGTGATTGTGGGGTTTGTTCCGGCATATCCACTAAAGGTATAAGCACCATTGGCACGAGTTACGGTAAAACTGTCTGTTGATGGAACCGAAGTTGAGCTTACATCAACTGCCAGTGGGCCGCCCGGTAACCAATAGTATTGAGCATAGTTAACAAATTTATCATAGTCAACAAATGGATCCCAAGTGTAATAGTCACTGGTGTATAATCTATTGGCATTGTTGGTAATTGCGCCTTGTAGTTGTAGTGCGTCATTGATACCAGGATAGGTTATGGCATCTACAACCTTGTGGCTATCGGCTGGGTCAACTTGAACGACTCCTGGTTCAAGTTGATAATTGTTACGAGTTGGAGTAGGCTCAATAACATAATAGTCATTGGCATTGACTCCGGGACCAATATGACGACCAATGAATCCTTGTGTTTGTGTAAATTGAGGATTTTGAATTAACTGGTCAAGTGTAGCAGATAAAAATTGCTTGTTTACCGGTGTTTGAAAAATTTCTGGTAGAAAATCTACACTTCGAACTTGATTGGCCATTAAATTACTCCACTGCCAGGAGCTGTTTGTAGATTTGTGCTGGTTAACGCAGTAATAACTTCGATGTCATTCACTGTTGCGCCATTTACAAATATTTGATTGGGTGCTGATCTAATTTCATACAAGTCACCAAAACTTTTTTGTTGATCCAGCGGAACCAGAACCACACTGCTAACTACATCTCCAATGTTCTTGTGTATGTATGCTGACAATTCACTAAAATAGAATGTGTCGCCAAAATTCCAATTGGCAATATTAAAGTAAGCATTCAAATTTGCTACAACTAAATTTTTAATTGTGCTGACGCTGGCAGTGCTGTTGGCAGCACGTATCACTTTGATTGTGCCACGCAAGGCGGCAGCAGCCTTTTGACCAAACAAGGGTTGGAAAGTCACACTGTTAAGAATCATATTGTCAGAAAGCATTTTGTAATTTTGTAAACCTTGATAAGCAGTATTCAAATCATCAATGGTAGGTTGTTCTGGTTGAGTCACGGTGCCAGTAGTGTCCTGGAGCCAGTTGGTATATGCAGTATAGTAAGCATTGGTAACCAAATATACATCAATGATGTTTGTGCTGCCTGGGTCAATACGACTAGTCAACGGACTGTTATGACGATATTGGAAGTATAAACCCTGGCGACCTGTCTTAGCCAAGTAGGCATTGCTCAATGTCAATGTAGGATTACCTAAGTTGTCTACTCCAAGCACATAAAAGTTTCCTTCGGAGTAGGCATAGAATACTTGCCCTACTAGATACTCAGTTTGATTGGCTTGAATAGTAGTTAGTGTAGGATAGTCACTGTTAACAATGCCTGCTTCAATTAATAGATATCTTTGTAGATTGTCAAAGTCTAGTGTGCTTTGGAAAAACACATACTTGTGATTGGAATCAACGCCGGGGGCAACAATGTCATTGAAAAAATCTGGATTGACTGGCGTAAGATTGTCTGGTGCTTTGGTAAAACTCACTACCACTTGAAAATCATCTACCAGACCATCACTAAGCACAGGCTGGTCAATAATGGACAGTCGATTATCTGAACCCAAAGGCACAGCACTATCGGGCCGATTGTTAATTTTTAAAACATTTACATAGTCACTAATGACTGTGCCTGTTCTACTATCATAGATTGGATCACTGGTGTAAAAGAAAAAGCGAGTTTGTAAAACACTGCCAAAGAAGTAATCCAGGGCACGTGAAACCACTGTGTATGAAGATCCATTGTAGGTCGCTTGTATTAACCAACTTGCATCAAGATTTGTGCCTGAAGTATTTTGAGCATAGGCCAAGCTGAATGGAGCATTTGCAGCAAGATTGTTTGAAGTGATCACATACCATGTGTTGTTTAGGTTATCGTAACCTAAACCAAAATTTTGATTCAAAGCAATTTGTGTTACTACGGCTTGTTGCACAGTTATAGGAATGTCTGTGGTGAATTTTGGAATAACTTGTGTTGGAATGGCCCCAGTTGGCACAAAGGTGTCAAACACCACAGGACCAATACCCGACGGCAAATTACCGTAGCCTTGTGCGTTGCCTGCTTGATATACCGCAGTAGGACTAGCCCAGATGACCAGCTTGTCATCGGCCTTGCTAGGAGTTCCTACCACCAAGCGATTTTCAGCATTAAAGTAATAGCCTGCTGGAGCTACAAATTTAACCAGGCTACCTTCGGTTATATACTTGGCATTGTTGCTGGCATATACACCAATTGGCACAGGATTTCCTATGTTGTTTTGAAAATATCCGGTGGTTTCATTTGTGATTACTGTGCTTTGATGCCAGGTATAGTTCAGTACAGCCAAATCTGGACGTGTAAAATTAGCATAGTAAAACTGTTGTAGGCCAGAACGTAGAGCCAACGGAGCTATCTGATTGATAACTGTATTGGAAATGTCATTGGTTGTCAACCATGAAAATTGAAATGAATACAAATCATTGGATTCCCACAGTGCACCATCTGACGCAAAAATATCAGTGCTGGAATATTTTCCAGTTCCGTCCACTAGATCAAGATAGCGACTGGTTCCAATGCTGGCACGATTGACTGCTGTGCTTTTAAGAATACTGTTGTATTGTGTATATGGAAACTGGCTGTAGTCCTCGCCATTGACCATACGATTTTGTGTGTAATACTGAGCTGGAGCTCGTTGTTTGATATCAGCAATGGTCTCACGTGCTTGTGCGTTGGTGACCGGTTGTGTCAGGCCACAGGTAAACGTCAGAGTTTCAATTTGACCAGTGCGACTAACATAACTGATAGGAATGCTAACACTCTGCATTTCAACTGGGTTAATGATATAGGTTAAACCGTTGCTGGCGCGAACGTATGTTCTGAATGTGCCCACTGGAATGGTAGAAAATATACCATCACCAAAATTAAGTGTAATTTGATCGTTGGTGCGACTGGTCACACTGTAGATGTTTCTTGTATTAGGTGCCAATTGCTCTACAGCAGCAGCATAAACACTTTGAACCTGTTGCCAGTAGTTGCTGATATTACCTAGGTTGTCAAGTTGATATAACCAAATGTCAGTGTTGTTGATACCTTCTATGTTGACAGCAACCGCACGATTGGTTATGCGCTCAGGCAAGTTGAAATCTTGATTCTGTAAAACACCCTGCTTGAACAAGAAGAAAAATCCTGTGTTGTCACTGAGATATCCTTGTTGATCATTGCGGAACAGGATATTAAATTGTCCGTTGGGCAGTGGAGGTGGTTCATACACATAAGTTTCGCCAACTGATGTGCTGTTGACCACTTCAAATGGCATGTTGACTGTGTCAATTGTGGCAGTATATGGTATCACTGGCAAGAAACCAGGAACAAGATTTACAGTGTATTCTTGTGTGTCTACGCCCAGGATCACTTGATCGTTTCCGGGATTGCCAAATTTTTGTGTGTTGATCAAACTGGCATTTAAAATTGTAGTAAACTGTTCTTGCCAATTTAGGTTGGTAGGATCAGCCCAGTTAATGGTAAGATTGGCCAGATTAATACCATTGTAATCGGTGATATTTTCTGTGGTGCTGATACTAAAAACTTTGAGAAAGCCGCTGGCCTCGGTATTGCGCTTGGGAGTATAGCTGACCAAGTTAGCAAGTTTGACAACACTGTCGCGACGCTCGGCTGTGTCTAAATAGTTTTCACGAGTATTTAAATCTGTTCTAAATGCTAAACTTTGACCCATGAAGGCCATGACGTCTAGTAGGGCAATAAATTCACTGCTTTCAATGTAATCATTGAAGGTCTCAGGGTAATAAATGCGCAAATAATCTACAAAACTCTTGCGTAGTGTTTCGAAATCATAGCTTTGAAAATCAGCTTCTTGGTAGGATTGATAGATCTTTTTCCAATCTTCTACACCAAAAATAGCTGTTTGTCTTGACGTTGTGGCCATAAATGTTCCCTGTTGTAGTATTTACCAATACAATAAACTGGGTATTTAAACGTAAGAAGCTGAACGTTGTTGGCCGTTGAAAAATATGTTCAACTGTTGTGCTTGCGTGCTGGGCACTACCGCGATGCCTAGTTGAAGCAATATACCATTGTCTTGTGGAAATATTTGTATACCGGACACATATATTCTGGGATCACCACCGCACACTCGCTGTATTTCTTTGACTATTGCTGCCTGTGTTTCTGTGGTTTGATTTTCAAACAAGTAGTTCCAAATAATAGTGCCGTAACCAGGACGTCCTGGTAATTCACCTTGGCGTATGTTGAACGCATTGAGCAGATCTATTTTGATCAGATCAAAGTCTACCAAGGTAAACTTTTTGTTTTGATTGATAGTGTTGAATCCAATAAATGTAGGCATCTAATATTTAACCTTTATACAGTAGGAGCCTGTTCGGCTAGTTGTGTTTCCGCATACGCAACATCCTGCACAGCGCCTGTTGATGCAGAATATGGACCAGGATAATCAAACACCGGATTAGGTATTTTAGGATTACCCAGAATTTTAACAAAGGCTGTGTCGACTACAGAGCGATTTACAGTGTTGTTGTATCCAGCAGCAACCTGTGTAGAACTTACCAAACTGTCGCCACCGCCGCCAAATAAACCGCCTATATCGCCAAGACTGCCTAGTCCCGGGATACTAGATAAACTGCCAAAATTTCCTAGCCCTAAACTGCTTAGACTAGGCAAACCAGCGGTTAAACTACTAAGACTAGGCAATCCAGAAGTCAATGAACTTATACTAGGCAATTGTGATGTCAAAGATCCAATGTCCGGCAATCCTGCGGTTAAACTTGTTAAATTAACTCCGCCTAAATTATTCAAACTTGACAAGGGATTGGCAAATCCCGATGCAAACTGTGACGACTTGCCAAGCACATCTAAACCTTGTATGTTATTGGTCAAGTCTGTGGTAGGCAGTCCAAAACTAGCACCAAAGCCGCCGCCGGTCAAAATCTGATTTATACTGCCACTATTGGCCCACTGTGTGGTAGCACCGGTGCCAAATATGCTGCCGTTGGTTACCAAAGCGGCAACTCCTCCGGTTACAGTATTTTCTAATTTGCTAGCAACAGAACTTAGGTTGCTAAACGAGTTGGCACTGTTGAGTGCTCCTGATGCCAATGATCCAGGATCAGTAATAGAAGTAGACAATAATCCACTGAGTGGTGTTCCAACAATGTTGAGTCCAGATGTTGATGGTATTGAAATGCCAGTTATGGCCGATAATTGTGAAACTGTTTGTAGGCCGCTTTGTGTATATACTTGCCCAGACAAGGCTGATACTGAAGGAGTCACTGGCGGAGTAATTGTTCCTACAGAAGTTAAACTGTTATAACTTTGTGTCATCAAGCTAGACATGGCATCATTTTGACTGCCTGGATTGTTAAGGAAGTCCTGCGCTGAGTTGATTCCATTCTTTCCTGTCCAGATACCAGGTGCAGATAAAACATCAGTCAGTGGGCTTGGGTCAAATATAAATTGACGATATGTTCCGGGTTTGACATAGCCGGCCATTTCTAATTGTGGACAAGTAAGTCCATATTGCCCGACGCCTACATCATTGGTCATTACATTGGCTGGTTGATTAACAAAGTTAGCTACCTGTGCCAACAAGCCCTGCACTTGATTAGAATTGAGTGGGCCAATTGATGGCGGAGTATACGTATTATCGAATTTAATATTGGCCAAGTCAGCTTGGTTAATTGGATTTTCCAAAGGAACATTAACTAAATCTGGATATCCACTTATGGTGGGCAATCCATTGACAATTGACAAGATAACTTGATCGTCAACTCCAGCTGTGCCACGATCCAATCGACTAAGTGTGAATTTAATAGCTTGAGCTTTGGTTCCACTAATGCTTTGACCGGCAGTAAATCCTACCAAAGCTCCAGCAGCAACTTGACCGTAAAAAATACGATCCGCCTGAGCTTGTGTAGTGCCGGCAGGAGCATTCATAGTAA